GATAATTTAACTAAAATTTTAGCGACAGGTTATCAACGTGACAACATTGTGTATACCACAGCACGTAATTGTATCAGTAATCCAGGAGAATTTTATTTAATTCCGCATAAACCCAGATTGATTGATATGACTCTTGCAGTATATCTTGCTGCGTTTGATGGCCACCAAGAAGTATTCTTATTGGGCTACACAGATGAATCACCAGGCAATTCATTAAATTGGGAATCACAACTTGCTGAAGTATTTTTAGCTTATCCGGGTGTTAAGTTTTATCTGGTAGGCGAAAGCACACGTATGCCTGACGTCTGGGTTGACTGTTTTAACACTCAGGTTATGACCTACCCGGAGTTTATCAGTTACTGTGATGTATAAACGCTGGATTCAATAGTCAAAATCTTATTTTGCACCGCTTCAAAATTCACAGTTGACCACAGTCCTGGATGCATGGGTTTGGGCCATGTGCCCGAATCAATCCAGGCATAGCCAATGTGCTCATAATTTAACGTGGGTCGAAATTCTTGATTCACAATGCAAAAAAACGTATGGTATTCAAATCCTGCATCTGTAGTGGTAAACTTTTCCAACGGCATCATACGCACATAGTCAGGCATCGATCCAATTTCTTCCTCACACTCTCTGACAATAGCAGTCATTAAAGTCTCGCCAAATTCTACACGCCCACCTGGCAATCCCCATGACCCAGGATGCTTCGAATCATTACGCATGAGATACAGGTAACGGCGAGTATTAACTGCGTAAAACCAAACGCCCACTGCTTTTACAATACTAGACTCCACGAGCCTCCCTGATAGATTCCCTGATAACTCTTGACCCATGCAGTGCCAGTCCATTGGTATTGTATTTCTGTTGTGATATTTGTGACATACTGTATATTATCTGGACTTGAGTCACTGTCAAAAGAAATTGTCCACCGTGCGCCATCATACTCAACAATATCGTTGGCTTGAGCAACCAAAGGTTGCCCACTGACTCCGGCCCATGCTTCGGCATAACCTTCATTGAATGTTCCAGTGTCTTCGGTAAACAGGTATCGTTGTCCGACCGCAGCCGCGGCCAATCCTGCACCTGGTCCACTACGTAGTGGATCAATCACAGACAAAACTGGTTCCAGTGTGTTGCTGGGAGTCGATACCGGGTCTACAGTAAACAACAAAAAGCGATCATCGGTAGGATCGTAACTGACATGACCCACAACTTCGGTTCCATCATCTTGTTCTAATTTAATGTAACTGATACCGTCTCTCAATACACCGTATGCTCCTACCACATTGTGCCATAACAAATTACTATCAGGACTGTCGGCTGGATTCAAACTGGCGTTGGATTGATCCACAACCTGTTGCTCACGCAATGCTTGCAATCGTCCAACCGTGCCGGGACTGCCACCAATCAACAGGGCTTGATATCCATACGGTGTAATCACTTGACGAGTGCCCAACAACAGGTCATTGTCAAGAATAGCATTGCTGGCATCGCCATTGGCATCAAACACACTCATGACAATGCGTTCGACTACGCCCAGTTTCTTGACTTTGGCTGGACTTGACAACCAAATTGGTATACTAAACGTAAGTGTGGCTATGTCGATGGGATTTTCAGTCCCAACTGGAATAGTTCGATTGCTCCATTTTGTTGATTCAAGATTACACACCGTAAGACTAGTCCAGTCGATAAAACTGTCGGTGCTTTGTATTTCTAATGCAGGATTGAACAACACCAGAATCTGTTCCAATATCTGCATTTTTTGATTGGTATTTGACGTCCAAATGTCCAAGGCAATGGTCAACTTGTATGGCACCGGCATCAACCGCTCAATGGTAAATGCATTGCCCTGCGTGGTTTCATACGTGTCGGTGGCTTCGTCATAGGTGCGTTGTCGAACCCGCATGTTACTTACAAAGTTAGGCTCCTGCATTCTTGGACGATCGTAATCAAGTCCAGTAACATAGAATGTCATTAACGGTGTTGACGGCATATCATTGGCCGAGTTTTGTTGCATGATCGTTTGTGCTTGTCGACTGGCATCGCCATAGCGAACTGGCACACGCACTAGGGTATCGTTTATACCAGCTTGGTTTCTGCCATACTCAACTTCAAAATTACTAAAGATTCTAGCAAACTGCAATAAAAATCTGCGTATCTGAGCATCATAAAAGAATTGTGCCATTTATCGTCCTGGAGGTCTTGGGTTGGGTGGCAAATTGCCGCCTTGGCTGCCGTTGTCGGCCTGTGGTTTGAGTATTTGACTCAAACTTTGACGACTTGGAATATTGCCTTGATCTGTAGTAGCAACAGTGTATGTATTGTTGACAAAGCTGGCACGTTGAGTCAATGCGCCCGAAGCCAAGTCAAGATCAGTGCGGACATTGTCTTCAATTTTGACCCAACTCGCACCACTGAATCTAAACAAACGATTGGGGAAATAATCTAAACGCAGGGCATAGTCGCCTGCAACTGGATTGGGCGGAAAGCTCACACCTGGTGTAACAGGTAGTCCATTAGGGGCTTGTCCATCACCAGTTAGATAACCCATGACATAGCCAAAGCTCTTGGGTGTATTACCTTCGCCACCTGAAGTGCTGTCTACTGTAGGATAAGTGTCGTCGGCTGTGAGACCGGCTCCTGCAGGTTGCCCATTGTCAGTGGTAGGTAATATGTAAAATTTTGTAACATCATATCCACTGAGTGGAACATCGGCCTGCGCCTGCACCAGTAATGCATCGTTGATTTCCAGATCTTTGGGCCTGGTACTCATTTGATCGCCCACTGTGGTAGGCGTGGTTACTGGTTGCCAGTAATCAGTGTCGGTGATATCAGTTCCTGGTGGAACGTTTTGTTGTGCAACGTAATAAGTGCCGCCATTGTTAACTGTCTCGCCACTAGGATAAAAATTGCCTGGATCCCAGATATTTTCTGGCATAAACGGCTGGTTGATGATTTGACTAAACTCTTGAGCATTGACCATTGGTGTAGCTTTGATACGCCACAGGTGCGGTAACCAGGTTTGGCTAAATCCTTCACTTGCATAGTTACCATCCTGTATTACATAATACCTAGGCAGTGCGTCAGGAATTGCACGATTCAACGGATGGTAGTCTTTTAAATTAGGAACTTCAATAACATCACCGCTCATTAACTTGCGACCAAATGTATCAATCATGTTGTTGTAGTGGAATGTAATAAACAGGGTATCGTTGTTTAAGAACAGGCCAAATTGGGTCAAATCAAAGTCAACATCTTGCGTTCGATAAACCCCACGCATGACATACACGTCTGGATCGTATGCTCGATCTCGATTTTCTAACAGTAGCAAATCTTCAATAAACAACGGATTTGTAGTGTCGTAAGTGGGCAAGGTAGCATCGCCTGGATTGTTGGTTTGTTCTGGATCTACTATAGGTCCAAGATATTTGTGAACATAAATGTCGATCCCGCCAACGGTAAACATCTCTTTGATAGTTCGATCAAAGAATCGGTAGTCAGCAGTTCTGTTTGGTCTATAGAGTGAAAGGCGTGGCATAGTTATGTATTTATGGGTTAGATTGACTTGTAATTCAAAAGCTCGTATAATTACACACATGGACGAACTATTTCAACGCTTAGACCGTGCAGAACGTGCTATATCCAATGTCAAAAACAAGATGGCCCGTAAAGACCTATTAAAAATGGTTCGAGCAATAGATCATGCCATCACAGCCGCAGATATGGAAAGTGTAGAATGCCGCAGAACACGCAAGGAAACATTGAGGTATAAAGAATTAGTGCAAAAGGCAAACGATTTACTTACAAACCTAGAACAGCATATAACCTTTGCTAATCTGCTCGGTTGACAAATGGGCAAAAATCACATATAATACAAGTATGGCTAAAACAAACGAAATCAAACGACTAAATCCCAAAAGTGCTGACTCCAAATATATTGGATTTGAACCTGAATGGCCGACGCAACCTGCTGACGAAAATCGCGTCAGTGCCTTGGCCAATGGATTCCATTGGTATAACTATCATTACGGTAAAAAAGATGCCAAGGATATGTTGTGCCATTATTTAGAGCACAACGGGCGCACAAAAGATGCTCGAACAATGCGTGGCATTCCTGACAGTCAAATTCGACTTACACCTGCCTGGGTGTGTCGTATGACCTTGCTTGGGTTGCAATTAAAAGATTACGAGCAGGCCAGTATCAATGAGCAATTGAATGAAATGCTCCGGGCCAAACAAGAAGTCCGACGAGCACAAGCCGATGTTGATGCTGACGCCGCCGTGGCCCGGCTCACAATTCAAGATCACCTGCGTGAAAAAGTAAGTGAATGTTGTGGCGAATTAGAAGGCATGTTTGATAATTTTATTGACGCAGGCGCTAAGATGTCGGCGGACTTTAAACCACTAATGTTAATACGTGGACTCAATATTAGCCCCAACATGATCAGCACAGTCGCTAGAGTTTGGGAATTAAGACTAGCCGAATTTAGCGAAGTGTTAGAGGGCACGGACCCTCAGTTGGTTGAAGGATACAGCCATCTTACAAAAATACAACTTCGCAACTGTGTAAAATTTTGTGAAACTGTAATTAACGATTGCAACAGTTATGTTCAACTGAAAAAAGTAGAACGCAAACCGCGCAAGGCCAAACCGGTTAGTCCGGAAAAGAAAGCGGCCAAGTTTAAGATTTGTGCAGAATTTGCGGAACTCAAACTCAAGAGTCTGCCAGCGGCACAACTGGTTGACAAGAGTGAAGCCTGGGTTTATGATACCAAAAAGCGCAAACTCATTCATATTGTAGCAGACGAATATGCCAAGGTTTTTACCGTCAAGAACAATAGTGTGATTGGGTTTAGCAAAATAGAAACAGTGCAAAAGACCCTGCGTAAACCGGCCGAAACTGTTAAACTTGTAACAGCCGCAGGCAAACCGGCTGCTCGCAAGATCTTCAAAGAGCTCACCACAACAGAAACAGCGTGGAACGCCCGCGGAACCGAAAACTTAGTAATACTGCGGGCCTGGTAAAACTACTAAATACAGGGAACGGAGCTTCCCTACATGGCCTTAGAAAATCAAGCAAGTCTAGACACCCTAAAACAGAATCTTTTTGATTATGTTCGCCTACAGATAGGCGATCAGATCGTTGATCTCGAGTTGGATGCTGAGCACTACGAAGCCGCATATCAACGCACTATTGGTGTATACCGTCAACGAGCACAAAATGCCTATGAAGAAAGTTACAGCTTTTTAGAGCTAGTGACCAATGTGAATATCTATGACATGCCACAGGAAGTTATTACTGTGCGTCAAATCTTTCGTAGAACCTTTGGCGATAGCACAGGACCATTTGCCAGTAATTTTGATCCGTTTAGCCAAGCAAGTATGAACGTTTATCTAATGAATTTCAACGTGGCAGGCGGACTTGCAACTTATGATTTTTATAGCCAGTATGTGGAATTAGCTGGACGTATGTTTGGTGCCTACATGAACTACACCTACAACCCAGTGACCAAAAAATTACAGTTAATTCGTGATCCCAAAGGCACAGGCGAAGCGGTATTGATGTGGACTTACAACCTAAAACCCGAATTTAACCTGCTGAGCGATTTCCAAATACAACAATGGATTCGAGACTATATGGTTGCGGCTTGTAAAATGATCATTGGTGAAGCACGTGAGAAATTTGGAACAATCGCTGGACCACAAGGCGGTGGCACACTCAACGGCACTGCAATGAAAGGCGAAGCACAAACTCAAATGGATGCCTTGCTAGAAGATCTACGCAGATATGTAGATGGTAGCCAACCACTTACCTGGGTAATTGGTTAATACCCACTAGACTTTAATTTGAAATCCTGTTATAATCATTAAATGGACTTAATGATTGACCTTGAAGGCTTAGGAACAGGACCTGACACCACTATTCTAACTATTGCGGCACAGGCATTTGATCCGTTTGGATCTGGCTACTATAACCAGCAATACTATGCTAGAATCACTTTGGAAAGTCAAGAAACCCGTAGCATACAACAAGGCACCATTGACTGGTGGGCTACTCAACCTGCGGCCGCCCGTGATGAAGCATTTATGGAAGGTGGACGAGTTGACTTGGATCAAGCCCTAGACAGTTTGGCCAAACTGATATGGCATTCAAAACGAGTATGGGCACAAGGTCCAACTTATGACATGAACATACTTGAACATGCCTATAAAAGCTATAACAAGCCCATTCCTTGGCAGTTCTACAATGTGCGTGACAGCCGCACGGTGTTTAGTCTGTGGCCAGAACTACCCAAGCCACCAACCACACACCATGCACTAGAAGACTGTCGCAGGCAAATTGATTTATTACAAACTACTCTCAAACATCTTGATGTAAAGGCCTTGACATGATTATTGGAATTTGTGGACTAATTGGTTCTGGAAAAGACACTATTGCTGACTACTTGCAAAACATACATCAATTTCGTAGAGAAAGTTTTGCTCATGCTCTCAAAGATGCAGTGTCACAGATATTTGGATGGGATCGTGAACTGCTCGAAGGCCGCACCAAAGAGTCAAGGGCATGGCGCGAGCAAGTAGATCCGTGGTGGGCCTCTCGTTTAAAAATGCCCAATCTTACTCCTAGATATGTATTACAAGTTTGGGGCACTGAAGTTGCCCGTAAAAGTTTTCACGACGATATCTGGATCGCAAGTTTAGAAAATAAACTTAGAAAAACCACAGATGATGTAGTAATTTCAGACTGCCGTTTTCCTAATGAAATTAAAAGTATCAAAAATGCCGGAGGCATTGTAATTCGTGTTGTGCGTGGTCCAGAACCCAAGTGGTATGCTGCAGCAGAAAGCGCCAATCGAGGACCCAAGGGCAATATGACTTGGGCACTGAGCTGTCGCGAGCTAGAACGGGCCAACGTGCATGCCAGTGAAACTGCTTGGATCGGTACTAAATTCAATGCAGTAATTGACAACAATGCCGATGGACTAGATAATCTCTACGGGCAGATTAAAGATCTGGTTCTAGCTCACCAGGTGTCCAAGGACGGTCCATCCGTTTAATTTCTTCTACGCAATTTAAACATATAGTTTTTAAATTGCGTAGCCCGGTGTTATGTTGATTTCCATCCACATGGTATACTAACAGTTGACTGGCATACCGTGATCTAAAACTACAACGATCACAGGCAGGTTTTTTCTTATAACCTGCTGTTTTCCACCTAGGCTCTGGTGGTTTAATACTACGATTTTTAGCAATGCATTGTCCACACCGATTTCGGTAGTGTGTGACTTCGTCACGGTAGTAGTTGATGGCGCAAGGCCTTTGGCGGCATGCAGGGCAAACGGGTCTAATCATGGTATATTTACCTGGAAAACCTTTGCCAAAGGCCTTGATTACCTCTTGTTTTTGCCTTTTGATATAAATATTAATAACTAGAAAAAAGGATTTTCACTATGGCACTTTTATCCCCAGGCGTTGAAGTTACAGTTGTTGACCAAAGTCAATATATACCAGCCGCTGTCAACTCGGTTCCTTATATTTTACTTGCCACTGCACAGAACAAAGTATCTGGCACAGGTGTAGGTGTTGCTGCAGGCACACTGGCTGCTAATGCCAATAGAGTGTATTTAATTACTAGCCAACGTGATTTGTCTGCAACATACGGTGTTCCGTTCTTTTACAAAACCACAGCTGGCACGCCAATTAACGGGTACGAGCTCAACGAATATGGCCTATTAGCTGCATACAGCGCATTGGGCATTACCAATCGTGCATACATCCAACGTGTTGACGTGGACTTGTCTGCATTGACAGCCAGTTTAATCCGCCCAGTTGGCACTCCACCCAACGGAACTTATTGGTTAGATACGACCAACAGCCTATGGGGTCTATCACAGTGGAATCAAACCACTGCGGCATTTACTAACCAAATTCCAACAGTGATTGTTGACAGCACACAGCTGGTTGGCAACACCACTGTGCCACTACAAAGCATCGGGTCAATTGGTGACTATGCCATTACTGCTACCAATATCAACAATCCTGGCTACTACAAGCGCGGTGGCCCGACCGACAGTCAGACTTCTGATACTGCTTTAGCTGATGCTTATAATACCTGGGTAGAAGTTGGCAGTGATGATTGGAAAACAGCTTGGCCAACAGTGCAAGGAACTAATTCAGTAACCACACTGACTGCCAATAACATTGTTTATATCAACGCCACTTCTGTTGCAGTTCCAGTCAGTCCTAACAACACACTTGAAGGTCTCAGCAACGCTATCAACAGCGCCAACATTGTCGGTGTTGCATCTGCGTTTGTTGACAGCAAGTTACAAATTTATGCTGACAGCACTACACTGGGTGCTCATCCTTCTGTAGCCAATGCCACCGGAAACGGAACAGTGGCCACATTGACATTTGCCACTTTGTCGCAGGCACCGTATGCAGTTGGTTCTTCAATTGTAGTAGCCAACGTGACTCCTAGTGGGTACAATGGAACTTATACAGTAACAGCCTGTGGTAACGCCACAGTATCATTTGCCAGTACCTATGCCAATGCATACAGCAGTGGCGGAACAATTTCACAACCAGGCGTAGTTTCAGTCCTGCCTGGTGCGAGCGGAACAGCATTGAGTGATGTTGGTATTACCGCCGGTGTTTACTATCCGCCTGCATTCTTGGCAGCTCCTAACTATTCAGCACCACGTTGGAGATCGACTGATACTCAACCAGAACCCACTGGTTCTGTATGGCAACGCACCAACAGTGTAAACCTGGGTGCCAATTTATCACTTAAAAAATACAGCACATTGTTGGGCACCTATGTTCAACAGGCATGTAACATATATTCCAGTTTGTCAGAGGCCACTTATACATTGGATCCATCTGGTGGTGGTAAGAATATTGCGGCCGGAACCACAGTGGCCACAACCAATCCTGAATTCAATGACCCAACTACATTGGGTCTTCAGCTATTTGAAAGATATGCCACCGGAGCAACCGTTGTAACAGGATCTACAGATACACCAGTGGTTACCAGTGCAGATGCATTTTATATTTCCGCCACAATTCCGGGCCAGTCCACCATTGGAACACCAGTATTGGCGACAATAGGCGCATCAACAGTATCAGCGTTCTTAACAGCAGTCAGTGCCGCAGTTGGCGCTTCGACATTTGCCTCTTATGTAACCGCTACAGTTAACAGCGCCGGTGCTATTGTGTTTACGCACAGTGCCGGTGGTACTATTGTTTTAACAGATGCCACCGGAACTCCGCTGGCAGATGCTGGATTTGATACCAACACTGAATTCTGTCGTGCTGGTGCAGGCACTGACTTGATTTTAAGTTATTGGGTAACTGCACCAACGTTTACTTACACAGCCAGCACAACTGGACCAGACCAAGATCCGGACAATGGCACTTATTGGTATTACTCAGCCACTACACAAGCTGACATCATGATCCAGAACAATGGTATGTGGATGGGTTATCAAAATGTAACCAATGATGTTCGCGGCGATGATTTATCAAACACAAATGCCGCAGGTCCTATATTCAGTACCACAGCACCTACAACACAAACCAATACAGCAGCTAACCCGTTGGAATACGGTGACTTGTGGATTGACACTAGTGATTTAGAAAATTATCCGTTGATCAATCGTTGGAGCAATATAGATGGCATTGATCAGTGGGTAACTGTTGACAACACAGATCAAACAACACAAAATGGTATTGTGTTTGCAGATGCTCGTTGGTCACCGAACGGCCAGGCCAATCCTGTAACTGGCACAATTCCGTCAATCACTAGTTTATTGACCAGTAATTACTTAGACTTGGACGCTCCTGAACCTACACTATATCCACAAGGAACACTGTTGTGGAACACACGTAGAAGCGGATTTAATGTAAAAGAATTCCAAGGTGATTATTTTAATGCATCTGATTTTGATGTTCCTGTTTATGACAGCACTACATCATATGTGTATAACGATTTTGTCAACTACAATGGTGTAATTTATGTTTGTTTGGCTACACCGCCTACAGCAAATGTTCCTCCAACCAATGCTACATATTGGTCGGCATTGACTGCGGAAAATGGCACAGTTAACACTTGGGTCAATGCCAGCGGCAATAGAAATGACGGATCACCATACATGGGCCGAGGAGCTCAACGTTCTATAATTGTTGCCGCACTCAAGAGTGGCATTGACACTAGCGAGCAGGCTCGTGAAGAACAGCGTCAATACAACTTGATTGCTTGCCCTCAATATCCTGAGTTGATGACCAACATGGTTGAACTCAACAATGATCGTAAAAACACAGCATTTGTGATCGGCGATACTCCATTGCGTTTAGGACCTGATGGCACTTCGCTTGCTACCTGGCACAGTAACAACGACGGCGCCGGATTAGTCACAGCTGATGGACAAGGGTCATTTGATCCGTACCTGGGTGTGTTCTACCCCAGTTGTCAGACCACTGATTTATCAGGTAGCCCAGTGGTTCAACCACCAAGCCACATGATGATTCGCACAATTATTCGCAGTGACGAAATTGCGTATCCTTGGTTGGCACCAGCAGGAACACTGCGTGGTGTAATTGACAATGCTGCACTGCTGGGTTATGTAAATGGCCAAACTGGTGAATTTACAACCATTGGTGTGAGTCAGTCGTTGAGAGATGTGTTATATCAATTGGATATCAACCCAATTACATTTATTCCAGGCATTGGTATCACTAACTTTGGTAACAAAACAGCTACCAATGTTTCAAGTGCTCTGGATCGTATCAACGTGGCACGTTTGGTTGCATTTATACGTGGTCGTTTACAAGAAATTGGTAACCAATATTTGTTTGAGCCAAACGATCAAATCACACGCAATCAAATTACCAACTCATGCACTAGTTTAATGCTTGACTTGGTGGCAAAACGTGGTATCTATGATTACCTGGTGGTTTGCGATCTAAGCAACAACTCACCAGCCACAATTGACGCCAACGAATTGTATGTTGATATTGCAATTGAACCAGTTAAATCGGTTGAATTTATCTACATTCCATTGCGTATTCAGAACACTGGAGCAATTAGTTCTAGTATCAGCACAGTGGCTACTGCCAGTTAACCATGGCCAATACGACCATAAATAAAGTATATAGGAGATAATACCATGGCTGTTTCATCGTTAAGTAGAATGACTGTGCCTTTGGCCAGTAATCAAAGCACTCCAAGTCAAGGCTTGTTAATGCCAAAACTCAAGTATCGCTTTCGCGTTACTTTTCAGAATTTTGGAGTAAGTCAACCAGTCACTGAATTGACCAAACAGGTTATGGATTTTACTAGACCCAGCGTTGAGTTTGCAGAAATTGCACTCCCTATCTACAACAGCACGGTTAAACTGGCTGGAAAATACACCTGGGCCGATGCTGTCTGTAACATACGTGATGATGCCAGTGGTGCTGTTTCTAGACTGGTTGGAGAGCAACTGCAGAAACAATTGGACTTTATGGAGATGGCGTCAGCGGCTTCGGGTATTGACTACAAGTTCTTGACAGTGTTTGAAGTATTGGATGGTGGTAACGGAACTGCTGCTCCGGTGGCATTGGAAACATGGGAACTGTATGGTTGCTATCTCAAGTCAGTCAACTACAACGACTTGAACTATGGAACCAGTGAAGCAGCAACTATCACCATGAACATTACTTTTGATAATGCAAACCAAGTGGCTGGACAAGGGGTTGGCACATTGATTGGACGCACAGTAGGCGACGTGGCATCTGGCGTAGGCCTCTAAGCAGTTATGGCCTGGGGTCAGGACTTTCTTCAGGGATTTGTTGGATTTAATGGGCTGAAAGATTACGCCCACGCCTCCAAAACATTCCTACAAAACGGCTATGAAAATGCTCCTCGCCAGAAGTTTTTATTTCACGTTTACTTTACTATAAATCGAGCAGTTCCCGCCTTGCAGGCTGCTTTCCCCAACGCTGATACTGCCACAATTGGCCTCATGGTCAAAACAGCACAGTTGCCCAGCTATCAAATGAGTGTTGACACACTCAATCAGTATAATCGCAAACGATTAGCACAAACAAAAATTGAATACCAGCCTTGCGTATTTGAATTTCATGACGACGGCAGCGATTTGATTCGCAACATGTGGTACAATTATTTTCAATACTACTACAAAGATCCTAGCCAATCATACGACAACGTAACCAATCAAAATGGTCAAATGGCCGCTGTGATTGGCACACCTGCTGGCTTCAATTATAATGCTAGAGACATATATAATCCAAGTCAAGTGGTCAACGACTGGGGTTATATCGGTGAAAGTTACAGCAGTGGAGTTCCACTCAGTGGTGCCGGCAATACCAAACCTCCTTTCTTTAGAGATATCCGGATTTATGGAATGAACCAACACAAGTTTGCTGAATACATACTGATCAATCCAATGATCACTGATTGGAATCACGACACTTATGACTACAGCCAAAGCAATGGTATTATGAGTCACAAAATGACAGTCAAATACGAAACTGTCAAATACTATACCGGAGCCATTGGTAAAGCCAGACCTGACACCAACGTGGTAGGATTTGCAGATCCTGCTTACTATGATACTGTTCCGAGTGCATTGGCCAGACCTGGCAGCACACAAACTGTGCTTGGTCAAGGTGGATTACTTGATGCTGGTATTGGTATTGTTGAAGATCTGGCCAGCGGTGGCGTAATGAATCCCATCGGCGCGGCTCAAAAGGCCTTGACTGCATACAATACATTTAAGAATGTCAATCTCAGAAGTGTAGTCAATGCTGAAGTCAACCAAGCAGTCAACAGCACTATACGTGGCGCATTGCCGGGAATAATTCGTGGTGCAAGTTCAAGTCCGTTAAACTCACCCCTGGGCATACCTACAAAGCCAGTTACCAATGGCAGTGGTGGTATCTTCTTTCCTACTCCACCAGTATCAACTCGATCACCTAATTTTAATCCTAGCCTGTCAGGAGGAACGTAACCGTGACCACAGTCAATAGTACCAACTATTCAATTGATCAAACTGTTAGAATTTTTGATCAATTTTACAATTATGATGCCAATATACCTGCCACTGAGTTTGATGCAGTATTGAGTTACTTTAGAAGTGTATTTCTCACTGATGCTGCCGCACAAAATATGACCAGCAGTTTGTTTAGAGTAGCAGAGTTTAGCAATACCAATGTGTTGGATTTATTACAAACGTTTCAGCAAGGCGGATCCAGTGAACCCGAAGTGACCATACTGATGGCCTACTACCTCAACACAATTCGTAGTCCTGCTACCTTATTGGGTGTGCTGGCACCATCTACGCCTAACTTTTATACGGCAAGAAACATCAGGGCTTGATCATGCCCAACTTTCGTCAAGGTCTATACACAGTAAAAAACGCCGCCAAATATGTGGGCAAAGGCACTCCCAAATATAGATCTGGATGGGAACTTACCTTTATGATGTTCCTCGACTCAAACGACAATGTGTTACAATGGGCCAGCGAAAGTATTCGCATACCATATCGTAATCCGCTCACTGGCAAACAAAGTATTTATATCCCAGATTTTTTGGTGACCTATCGTGGACGCAACAACACCACTATAGCCGAACTGATTGAAATCAAACCCAAGAAGCAAAGTCTGCTTGAAAGCCGAGCAAGTGATCGTGACCGTGCTATTGTGGCATTGAACTACGCCAAGTGGGATTCGGCGACCAAATGGGCCAAACGCAACGGACTTACCTTCAGGGTTATCAACGAAGACATGATTTATCATCAAGGCGGCAAGAAATAATAGCAGAATAGTCCGGCGGTAAATATGGTATGACCAGAAAATTGGAAGAACTCTTTGATTTCCCTCCTTCAGAAACACCTGAAGACGCTCCTACAGTTGAGCAAACCCGTACCCAGTTAGCCGAAATAGACGCCACTATAGACAAGATAGATGCGGCTCTGCCCACTGTGCGTGATTTAGAAACTGGTGATCAAGAGCTGGACGAATTGGCTTCAAAAGCACAAGAAACATTTGACAATCTAATGGATCTGGGCTTCAATGTGGACAGCCGCTACTCGGGTGAAATATTTGCCGTGGCCAGTAGTATGTTGGGCCATGCACTCACAGCCAAAACCGCCAAGCTGAACAAAAAATTAAAAATGGTCGATTTGCAGTTGAAAAAATTAAAAATGGACCAAGATCAACGCCGCAATGCACCAGAAGAAGCAATGGAAACAGCGCACGGACAAGTGCTGAGTCGTAACGATTTGCTGGAACGTTTAATAGCCTCCGGCGCACAAAACAATAACAAAGCATAAATATCATATAGGGATACTAAGATGAAAAATTTTCAACAATACCTCGCAGAAAGCGAAAGAACTTACAATTATAGGATCAAAATTGTAGGTGATGTTGCACCTGATTTTATCAAACAGTTGGGAGAACGACTCAAACAGTTTGATGTTGTGACAATCAGCAAGCCAAAGACTACTCCGGTACAACTTGCACCGGCTGATTTCCCCAAGCACAGCAACGACAGTGTGACCAGTATGGATGTGGAATTTCGTTATCCGGCCATTGAGCCACAGATCAAAGAAATTGCTCAACTGCTATTCTTAGATCCAAATCGTATCATCATGTTGACCGCACCACACGAAGAAGGTATGGATTCAGAGCGTGAAAAGGTAGCAGCTGAAAATAAAAACTTATTGACTGACACGGACTATCCTGCACCCGATGCAGAACAAAAAGCCCTGATCAAAGATTATTCTGCTCCATACAATCAACATGCTGTATTGAAGAATGCATATCGTAGTGATTTTACTGTGGCTGGTGGCAAGACTCCACCTGCACGAACCACAAACGATTTACCAATGGACAACACAAGTCCGATGACCCGAATAAAACGCCCACCACGTCCAGCCACTGGTGCTAACCCAAGAGGATAATACAATGACATTTTTTTACGACCTAAACAAACGATTGGCCGACTTGGCTAGCAAGCAAGATGCTCAACACCTTGCAGAACACGCAACGCCTGCTGCTCAGCAGCCTAAGAAAGGTTCATTGGCACAGGCACTGAATGAGCGTGACATGGGCAAGCACAATAACAAGACCACTGGATTTGATGCGTTGGCCAAGAAGGCCGGTAAAGAATACGGTAGCAAGGCTGCTGGTGAGCGTGTGGCAGGTGCTCAGTTCCAGAAAATGAAAAAATCTGGCAAGTTGGAAGAACAAGGCATGGACGAAGCAGTGCGCGGTCTCTACTATGGTGATCAAGGATATCAGCCGCCAACCACCCAAGCCCAACGAGACGCTACAGCCAAAGATGTCAAACAGACTCGTGCAAAAAACAGAGCAGACACAAGAGTGACTGGCTACGGTAATAGAGTAGAACCTCAACGAGGACCAGAATCCGCAAGTGGATTGGCGCGAAGAACCCAACCTTCTTATGGAGGTCAAGAAACTCCAGTTGATAGTGAAAAAACACACCCATACTATTCAAACCCAAAACACCTTGATAATTACGGTAATTTACAAATTAAACCTGGTCAAGGCAAAGGTGTAGCCAAAGAAGGTCAACTCAATGAACTGAGTCCTGAACTGCTAAAGAGAGCAAGAGACAAGGCAGGCGAGAAATGGTCAGCCGCTGATGACCGTAAAGATAAAAAAGCATCAGACAAATACAATAGACAAGATGACAAGTTCAACAGTGCCTTGCGTAAAAAACAAAAAGACATGGACGAATCCGCAGTGCGTATTATGGCCAAGCCTGAAGGGTCGCAAGTCACAAGAGGAACAGCCGCTTATGTTCCTAAAAATTCTATTGCTGGCAAAACGCCACAAGGTCAAGCACATCGTGATGCCACAGCCGCAATGGCCAAGGCTGCTCGTGCCGCTGGTGGCAAACTGGCAATGAACAAGACCACCGATGTAACTGGCAAACGTGTGCCAGGTGGATATGATGCAATGGCCAAAGGTGTAACGCCGTACAGGTCCAGCACCGAAGAAGGTAATGCATTTACTGGCAAATTAAAAGCCACACCCAAAGGTGGCAATTTTAAACTAGGCGACAAAACATTTAAAGATACCAGCAGTATTGAAGAAGGCCACTGCCCTGCATGTGATTGCTCACCGTGCGAGTGCGACACTATGGAAGAGTCAGCGTTCCAAGCAGCCATTGGCAAAAAGAAATATGGCGATGCCGGTATGAAGGCCCTGCAAAAAGCCGGCCGTGAGCATGCCAGTGACAAGACCATGAGCACGATTCGTAACCGGTACGACAAGTATGATGAAAGTCAAGGCATGACTGACGAAGGCAATGCATTTAGCAAAGCCGTAGTTGATGCCAAACGAGACGGCATACAAAAAGGTGAAAAAATTCGTGTAGGTGGCAAAGAGTTGCCACTCAAAGAACTTGACATGCGATTGCTCAAAGGCATGCAAGGCTCAATGAAGGGTAGCAATACCGACACTGAAAGCGAACGCAACCGACACAAAAAGTACGGCTATCGCAGTGACCGTGATGACACCGGCAATGACGATGACTATGATGAGTACGGCAACTTGAAGAACAAGAAAAAAGCTGCAGTATCCGACGGTCCCAAGAAAAAAGGACGTCCTACAAAAGAAAAACGCCCAGAACGTGTCACAGCCAAAAGTTACAAATATAAAGACGGTCGTCCTACCAAGACCAAAGAAGATCTTGACACTGATGGCGTTATGATGACTCGCCCCAGCAACATGAGCAGTGAAGGATATAATCCCAGCGAGTATGATCAAGAAGGCGAAATGACCAAAGATTCTTTACATACAGTTATTCGTCATGCAGAGAAACTGGAACAATGCTTACAAGATGCAGAAAATTTACCAACCTGGGTAATTGAGAAGATTGGCCAGATCAAAGGTATGATGACCAGTGTAAGTGATTACATTATCTCATCACACGAGCGTGGCGCAGAACAAGGCATGCGTGAGCCAGAACTTGACGAAGAAAAAGTTGAAGCCGGCAAGCGTGAATTCTTTGATCGACTTGCTCCTGCAGCTAGAAAAGCTGCCAAAGTAATCAAGGTAATGTCCAAAGGCAAGGAAGCAGTAGGAGAAGAATCTACAGACAAAGAAGATACTAAAGCTGAACGAGCCGGTAAGAAAGTAGCCAAAGACATCGAGTACGACGAAGGCCACAAAGGCAAAGACGACAACAAGGCCGAAAAGGCCGGTAAGAAAGTTACCAAAGATATCGAGTACGACGATAAGAAAGACAAAAAAGAAAAGAAAGACGGCAAAGAAGAAAAAGTTGATGAAACAACTGTAGCCGGCAGTGTAGCCACAGCCTCCCCAAGCGGCAAGTCCAGCAAGGGCGGTATGAGTTTTGGCAAAGGTGTTTACGAAAGTTTAGATCGTCAGTTCAAACAGGCCTTGACTGAAAGTATTTCAATTGAATCCAAAATGCAAGAATGCGGCGACGGTGAAATGGCTCCAGCAATCACTATCCAAGCCGATGGTGAAGAAGCAGCCAAGTTGATGATGTTGTTGAAGTTGGCCGGACTTGAAAGTCAAATCCCCAAGGCTTGCCCCTCCTGCGGTGCCAGCCCATGCGGATGCGATCAAATGGTAGATGAAAATGCACCCGACTGGCCAACCAACACAGACACACTGACAGCAGATCCCAACCTACGCACCTACTCAGGTGGATTAAATGGCCCCAAGTCAACTGGACAAACAACCGTTCCTGTTGTTGCTAGTCAATTGCGCCGTCAGGCCAGCATGGAAGAGTCAATTGCACTTGAGCGTAGTTTGTTCAAGACTTGGCAAAATTACAAAGGGTAATAAAAATGGCTCAAGCAAACGTTTACACCACAGTAGCAAATGCAGTATGGTATACTGATAAATGCGAAATTGTCACAGGTAATACTGCTGTAACTTACAACACCTATGTCATGCAAGCAGGCAATCCTACTGTGGGTATTCTTGGTACAGTAACAACCTCTAGTAATGTTATGGTTTCAACAAACGCCAGTCAAGGATTAATTGGATCTACATTTGTAACCGGCACTGGTGTTGCCAACACAGTCACAGTGGTCAGTGCAGTCAACGGCCAAAGTCTTGTTCTGAGCGCCAATGCAACAGCAAACAGCACTGGCCCATACACATTGACCACAGGCAATCAAGGCAACTTATACAGTGCCAACGTGCAAGTTGCTGCCAACAATCGCCAACAAGTTTATGTAGGCGCTGGCAATAAATTAACTGTCACTGGTAGTAATTTTACCGCAAGAGAACTTGGCACAGCAAGCTCAGCAGTCGAAGGCAGTTGATCGTGAGAGCCCGCGAGTTTCTTATAGAGAAACACACCGGCAAGATTGGCCATCGAAAAAGTCAAGCCACAGTTGGGCTCAACAAGTTCAGAGACACAGATCTAGCTGATAGAGTTTACGAACTCAATCGTGTTATGATGGCCGCCGCCTGCACAGATGGCACATTTGTTCCAGATATAGATCATGAATCGTGGTCAGGACGTTACAATGTGGCCATGCCCTACACCAAAGCTGAACAAAATATGTTGGAAAAAGCATTTCAGGCTGTGGGATCTGATTATGAAGATTTAAACCACGGTGATTTAAAAAGCAAAGAATTAGATTCAACAAACAAACGCAGTCCTGTTACAGGCTTCCAAGGATATCCTAGATGAGAGCCCGAGAATTTATAACTGAAGAACAAAGGTTGCCGCCCGAGCAAGCAGATCCTATGAATCATGTGTTTGTGTTGCCAGGAGTGCAATCCAGCGACCCATATCAAATCTATAGACTGGGTGTGGCCATGGCTCGAGCCAGAAGCGACATTGGCTCAGATAAAATTCCATACATGCCCGAGTGGAGTGCAGAAGCAGCATTTGGCGAGGATGCTGTGATTGCAGGATTTAATGCCAGTGTTGAACCAATAATTGATCAAGCATTAAAAATGATAGGACTGCCCGATAAAAAAATACAAATAAGTACCCCTAACAGTCTAGAGCCAGCATCAGTAAATTATCAAAGCCCAGTAACAGGCTTTAAAGGCTATCCAAGATGACAAAATTATTGTTTGTATTACTGTTTACTCCGATATTAGCTCTAGCGCAAATCAATCAACATTGTCCACAGTTTACAGTG